GTAATAGCCAGCCATGAAGGCGGCGATGCAGAACAGGATTACGTAGTCGAGGTCGATCATAAATCCCCCGTCCTAGCCATTTGCGCGGCGAATAGGAGCAGCATGACGCGGAGTTCGCGCTCTTTGTGGTAGTCGTGATCCGCACCAATACAAACTTCAACAAGAAAACTCTTGTTCTTCGGCACAAATGCGTCTCGGTATTTATTAGACCACTCAGACGGAATTCTGTCTCCGTTGAATACCATGCTTACAGCATTGCATGAGAAATCGTCCTTCCGTGAGAAAACTCGCTTCGCAGCCTCAACAAACTTGTCGTGTTTTTCCTGTGGAGTCATCATTCCTCTCCGATAAATTGCAGCACAGGATGCGCCGCAAGTTTCTTAGCCTCGTCCCATGCGAGGCCACGCCAGCGCACATTATCCAGCCGCTTGACGAGGCGGAAATTAGCGGCGTATTCGGTGTAATCCCTCTCGCCCTGTTTAAACTGGCGGACTGGAACCGGCTCTAGCTGTTCATAGATAAGGCAATCCATGATGCACCCTTCTGTTGTTGTATGCGCCGGTTACGCTCTCCGGCATCCTCAAAAGCTCGGTTGCGCCGAGGGGATCGCAGCATGTTAATCTGCACTGGAGCCTTTTCAGGACAAGCAGAGTGGCGTCGCCTATCACATGCTATCCAGTCGCAGGTCAGAATTGCGCCGGACAGTTCAAGCATGGCACAAGAAAAGAGTTGTGTCAACTATATTGACATGGCGGCAAATATGTGGATAATGGGAACCATGAAACCGCAAACTCTGGTGAAATACTTTGGATCGCAGACGAAAGCCGCAACCGCACTAGGCTACACTCGCGCAGCAGTTTCGCAATGGGTGAAGAAGGGTGAGCTTCCGCGCAATGTACAGAAACACTTCGCATCGTATCGGATGGCTTGGGGGAAGTATGGGGGATAACGCCTGAATTCACCGGCCGCGCAGCGGCCCGGTGGAATGAAAAGTTAACCATCATTTTCGGAGAAAGACCATGGAAAAGATTATTGAGATCAAGGATTACGAAGCGAAGGAAGGCTACAGCAACGTGGCTGGGTTTGAGGTTGTGACGGACAAACAGAGCATCAAGCTCTACATCGACAACGACCGTTCGTGCTGCGAGAAGTGGGGGCATTTCTGGTGCAACGACAACCCGCAAGATTTCATTGGCGCGGAGTTGCGAGGTGTGACGCTGACGGACACCGCGCTGAACGAGGCACAGATGAAGACCAACGACCTGAACCCGAACGACAAGTGGTTTGAAGGCGGCGTGATGTTTGTGAACCTCGAAACCGACAAAGGGACGCTGCAATTCGTGGCCTACAACGAGCACAACGGTTACTACGGGCACGAAGCGAAAGTGCAATGCACGCAGCTTACGCACGCAGAAACGCTGTGATGGCTAACTTGGAGTTCAGGGGAGCGACGCCGATAGGCGGAGCTTCCCCTGCAACGCCGAGTTATGCGGCTAGAGACGAGGACTAAATGACGGTAGCGGTTTTATTCGCACGCGCAGACAGCAACTACAAGGCGCTGCCTGACGTGGACGTGTGGGACGCCGAAAGGGACGCCAGGCGCTGGCCGGGCGGTTGCCCTGTGGTGGCTCACCCACCGTGCAGGGCATGGGGAGTCCTGAAGCACATGGCTAAGCCGAAGCCGCACGAAAGAGGATTAGCGTTGTTTGCGGTTGAAATGGTGCGAAAGTGGGGGGGGGTTTTGGAACACCCAAGCGGCAGCGAGTTGTGGAAAACGATGGGGATACCTGATGCGGACATGTTTGGCGATGAGTACGGAGGCTACACGGTGGAAATAGACCAATACGATTTTGGGCATGTGGCGAATAAGCCAACACGATTGTACGTGTGCGGGCGTGAGCTGCGCGATTTGCCACCAATGCCACCAAAGAAACACGGACGGGCAGCGAAGTCTATGACCGGGCAAGTGCCTGGGACTGCAAGATGCACACAGCGCGAAAGGGAATACACGCCGCCCGATCTTGCGGTTTGGCTAGTGGAAACAGCGCGGCGCTGCAAGCCGTATAACAATCAAGTTGAGGGGGCCGAAGGCTGCTTGCAGCCGCAGGCTCCCGCTCCAACGCCGTGTTCGGCGTAGCGCGGAGGACGCATGGCGAAGACGAAGAAAGGTTCCAAGGGGCCGGGCTTTGAATACTGGATGAAACGGCCGGGGAACAAGCACGGCGGTTTGATCGGCGCGTTCCAGAAGCACTACACGCACAAGGTCGAGCGACAGCAGAACAAGCCAACGAAAACCGAGTTGTCGGACGCCATGACCGACCTGACCGAAATGCGGGACAAGTGTGGCGATCCGCACTGCGAGTATTGCGGGACGCCGAACGTCCTAAGTGACCGGCTGGCCGAGGACAAACAGGAGACTGGGAAATGAGCGAACAGGAACCGAAGGCGGAAGGCGAAGGCATCGTCGGACAGTCCGAGTCGACTGCCGGGTTATGCCACTTTGGCTGGCATCGTCCTTTATTCGACCACCGGGAATTTTTTGTGGATTCCATTAGCGGTAAAACTGTGTTCGCGGCGGAGTGCAAATGCGGGCTGCGCTGGATGGTAGATAGCCCAAACGGATGGCTTGGATTCAAGGTGCAGAGGAACACGCATAACGACTAAATTGAGGCGCAGCGCAGGTTTATCGCGCTGTCGCTCTCGAATGTGGGGTTATGCGGATTACTCATGAAAGCCAAAGGAGAAACGGCATGCAACGCGAAATGCGATATTTGGTAGTGAAGTACAAGGACATGCTCAAGCATCTAAGTGCGGATGAGCAAATAGCCTTGATTGAGCTTGCGAAGAAAGTAGGTGCGGGGCGAAAAGCAGACGGAAAACGCGAGATGGAATGCGTTGTGGTTGAGCATGATTGGCCTGAATACGAAGATGTATGGGCGATGATTGCCTCACGGGTTGATGATGTTCCTCTCTACAAAGCGAAGATGGGTATTGAGACGCATAACTTAAATTCAACGACACCCACAACAGCACCACCTGTCCGCGAATAACAACCACAACCACGCAAGGCCATGAAATGACATCCATCGTCATAATTACGCCGACACCGACCGCTGCATTGAAAGACACGCCAGACGTGTCGCCTCAACAGCCGCGGCTGCTCGATCGCGTGCGCGATCGACTGCGCGTCAAGCACTACAGCTACCGCACCGAGCAAGCCTACGTGCACTGGATCAAGCGCTTCATCCTCTACCACGGCAAGCGCCACCCGGCCGACATGGGCGCGCCAGAGGTCGAAGCATTCCTCTCGCATAAGATAAATACTTGATTAGTATATACTATTGTAGTAGTATTACAAATACGCATACAGCACATGAGGGCGAATATGAAGTCAGCGATGTTTATCTTGGAACCTGAAGTACGCCGGATTCCCAGGGGCGGATTTCTTGCAACGACAAGGGCTTGGACGCGAATTAGAATAGGCGTTGTTGGCGCAACCGAAGCCGAAGCGCGAATGTTGTTTGCAGATTCTCTAGCCAAATGGAAGGAACTCAGTGAAAGCGAAGACGCCATCACCACCTACGCCTGACAATAAGAGACACAGAAAAGACTTCGAGTTTTTGCTGGATACTGCCGCGACGACTATTCTTCCGAAGAAGAAGGTTCAGAAGAAAAAGAAGTCGGCTGGCTAATCTGCCCTAGCATGATCCTGAACATTGCCGCAGGTTCCTTACGATTGTTGTAGCGACTAGGCCATTATTTACTTGCTGTCAAGGGATACATGCCAATCTGATAAACGTAGGGGCGCATAAGCCAATGCTAATATGGAAACGCTCAGCCAATAACGTCATGCGCTGCGATGGCTGGCGCATAGTCCGGTTCCCGTGGAGCGATGGCGCAACGTATATCCTATGGCACCATTCCTCGGTCATCGGCACATATACCAGCGCAGATGACGCCAAAAATGCCGCTGAGAGCCACCAGAACGGGCTGCAAGCGGCTAACGCTGCATAGCCTGCCTAGTGATAGCCAAAAAGACGCCCGGAGAGCTTGGAAGCTCAATCCGGGCATAACCGCCGAAGGCGGCGCGGCTGGAGGTAGCCGCGAGGGGGAAGGCTATCTTACCATAACGGGCTGAAACCCGTTCCACCACGCCACCAGATCAGGCGCGGCGAACAGGCCAAGGGCGGCGATGATGGCCGCGATTAGCAGGGATTCGGCGGTGGTCATGGTCAAAAGCCTGCCATCGTCGCCACCTGCAACTGCCGCGCCAGTACCATGAGGCGCAGCGGTACGCGGCGATTGCGGCAGTATTGGACTGCGGCATGGCGTCCCCAGGTGCGCCAGTTTGCAGCGGCGCGGATGGCGTGCATGGCCTGAGGGTGCAGCGTGGTGTAGGTTACTTGCATGATTGCTGCTCCTCAGCCTGTGACGGTTTCAGCCAGCGATTCAGAGATATGCCCATCCCGGCGCATCATCTCAACAAAATCGCACCATTCCATCCGTAGATCGCACGGCCAGTCGTTCTGCCGCTTGTTGCGATATTTTGACCAGACTGAAGGCATGCCTTGCCAAAAAGCGGCGCGTACTTGTTTTTGAGTTGTCATCATGATATTCACCCCTGTATTTATCGGCACTATTGCCACAATGCGCCCTGTCACGACGCATTAGGGCTAGGCGCTATCGATCCTCAAGGCCGGTAATGTATGCCTGCATCCTGTTCCACAAGTCGCGCTTGGTGACGTGTCCGCAACCGAATGGAGTGCTAACCCCGCCGTCCTCGTTGCTCATGCACTCAAGGCTAACCCCGCCGTAAGCATGCGACAGGTGATAGTTGCCTACATTGGCGACGTACCGGCCATCCTTGTTTTTGCTATACGGTTCCATTGGCGCACCCTTGATGCGGTTTATACGGTCGCAGAGTGCTTGCAAGTTTTTGTCTGTGATTCGTTCCATTTCATTCCCCCGTCGTGTCAGTTTTCAGGAATTCCCGCAGCGCGAGCATGATGTATGCGCCGATTGTGATTCCGCGATCAATTGCGGCGTGCTGTACGGCCTTGTAGAGGTCGATCGGGATATTTCGGATCATGTAGGTTTTCATGCTGCCATCCTTTCCAGTTCCGCCCACGAATGGTCATAAATCAGTCCGGGATCATTCTCGAGCACGCTGTAAATTTTGTTGAGAGTTTCCTCGGCCTCATCTGCGGTTCTGAATGTTTCAACCCACCTCCCCAGATGGGTAATCGTGTAGCCGTCCAGGCCGACTGCCTTAAATGCTGCAAGCTTATCGGTTGAGATCATTTCCATTGTCCTTTCAGTTAAGTTCAATCAAGCCGCCACAAACGCATGTCGGCATGCCGTAGTCGGCCCACTTGGCAGTCAGGCGAACCGTGTAACCGCAGTCCGGGCAAGACGCCTTGAGCATGCGCGTTCCCTGTTTCTTAAGTCCGGCCTTGGCGTCAAGCGTTGCGTGCGGATATGGGCCAAGCTTTTCAGCCAGCGCGTTTAAACGCTCAGTCAATTCCGGACCGGCATTGGTCTCGGTCATCTTGCCTTCAAGGCCGAGTGCCTTCGCCAGCTTGCGGAATGGCCCTTTATGGCCTTTGTCGACCCCGACTGCGGCATGCACCAGTTCATGCACCAGTACATCAAGCACGCGGACTGCATCGGCCAGCACCGGGGAAATGAATACTTCTGTCGTCCCGTCGGCGGATGCAATCGGGTTCCAGCATTGCCCGATGCTCCGCTTTTTGGCCGACTGTCCGCCACGGCTGGGCCAGCCGCAGGATACGCGGAGCGTTTCCGGCAGCGGTGAAGCTTCGGCAACGAACCACGGCTTCATTTCCGTGGTAGCGGCTTGCAACCATTCTTCGCGGTTCATTTCCATTTCCTTTCAGTTACCGCCCCGAAGGGCGGGATTGGTTAAAACTGGTCATCGTAAGCCATAGTTAGTTCGCCGGTGGTGATCCCATACTTGCCAGCCACCAACAGGCATGAATCCGGGAATTCATGGCCCAGATCGATCTGGGCATTTAATTCACTTACTGCCATCTCTACGATCTGGTCGTGTTCGTAACGACCTGCTAGATGTTTCTCAGCCCAAGTTGTTCTAGCTGTTTTTCCCATTTTCCCCTGCTCCTTTGTCATCCCGATTAGCTCGGTATGACTGTATGATAGCAATTGCAACAATGATTGCAAGGTAGTTATTTTTATGACGATGCGCGATGTTAGTAATGGCTAACCAAGCTATATTAGAAAATCCATACGTTAGTGACCACTAACCATGAAGACAATGCGGCACAGGTGCAAGTTATTGAAACACAACAGGAATATGGCAAATAACACTAAAACTGTGCCGCATCGTGCCCCATCTGCTATATAAGCCTCTGCGCGCGCTGCGCGCGATACAGTCATATAGACAATGCGTCCCTATGCGGCACGCGGCACACCTATCCGTCCCTCTCTGCCTTCCCCTTCTTTCCCACATCCATTCCCATCCAATGAGGCACGATGCGTCACAGGCGGCCGGATTGATGGCAACCTGGGCATCGGCAGGCGTTGCAGATTGCGGCATCGGCCTGGCGCGCAGATAGCATTCATTCTCATTGCCGGCCAGCTTATGGGCTAGATGCGAACCATTCTCACGGTATGATGCGCGTAAGTCATTGATGCGTATGGAGTGTGAGTGCTTACCCGACGTATAATCGGTGTTATGTTAAATAAGCCATGCTGTGTTGGTGAGCGCTCACTAACGCATAGGGGTGGGGGTAGTCAGCGGCAGGCGGGGGCCGGGTGTTGGAGCCTCGACGACTAGCTATGTATACCCATGTGTGCTATTATGAACTAGGAGGTATATATGCCGAGAAAAGCTGCGCTGTCTATATCTGAAAAACTTGATAAATATGGGGTTCCAATACCTGAATGTGGTTGTGTAATTTGGGTTGGTGGTATTGGGAAGGCTGGTTATGGGATATTGAAGCATAAGAAAATAACGATGTCGTCTCATAGGGCTTCATATATTCAAAAGTTTGGTGATATCCCGAAAGGAAAGTATGTTTGCCATAGTTGTGACAATAGGGCTTGTATAAACCCAGATCATCTTTTTGTGGGTACCCATTCAGACAACATGGCTGACATGGTAAAAAAGGGTAGATCACCGCGCTATATAGGGGAAAATAATCCTATGTGCAAGTTAACCGAGTGGGATGTTGTTGCTATTCTATTGGATGATAGGAAGCGGTCTGAAATAGCGGAAGCTTTTAATATACATACGAAAACAATTTATAAGATTAAAAGTGGCAAATTGTGGAAGTTATTGCATCCGGAGTAAGCATTCGCTAACATGCGGCTATGGGTGCATTGGTGAGAGAGGGCTATTCGCGGCTGGACGTGCTGCTGGAGGAGCATGGTGAGGAGTCGTTTCTTCAAGGCATCTGTGGCCGGGTTGCTGAGGGCGAGAGTCCTGATGTTGTGTCGCGGAGCATGGGTGTTCCGTGGTTGGTGGTGAGGCGGTGGCTGGAGGACGACGGGAAGCGTGTTGGGTTGCTGGAGTTGGCCAAGAGGTGTTGGGCGGACAGGCTGGTGTGGGATGCGGTGTCGGCGGCGCGTGATGCTGGGGTTGAGGACGTAAGTGTGAGTAAGTTGCAGGCGGACACGTATTTGAAGGTAGCGGCGAAGGCTGACAGGGGATCGTGGGGTGATGCGAAGGAGGACAGGCGGGACGGTGTGACGGTTGTGGTGCAGAGGGGGGGGGTGGTTGCGCTGGTTGATGGTGGAAGTCAGGGTACCCATATTCAGGAGATCCCGGCAGAAAATGTAATAGAGGGCGAGTATGCAGATAACGCTGCCGCATAATTGGGAGGCGAGGGGGTATCAGAAGCCTTTATGGGAGTATTTGGCGGGTGGCGGGAAGCGGGCGGTTGTTAGCTGGCACCGGAGAAGCGGGAAAGATGCGGTCATGCTGCACCATTCGGCTTGCGCGGCATTCGAGAGGGTGGGGAATATCTGGTATTTGATGCCTGAGTACAGTCAATGTCGCAAGGCGCTATGGCAGGCCATCAATCCGCATACGGGAAAGTTGAGGTTGGACGAGGCGTTCCCGCCAGAGATTAGGGACAGCACGAATCAGCAGGAGATGGGAATACGGCTGAAGAATGGGAGTACGTTTCAGCTTGTCGGGAGCGACAATTACGACTCGCTGGTAGGTTCGACGCCGATAGGGCTGGTGTTCAGCGAGTACGCACTGAGCAATCCGAGTTCATGGGGCTTTCTGCGGCCAATCCTGCTTGAGAACAACGGGTGGGCGTGCTTCAACTCGACGCCTCGCGGGAAGAATCACTTCAAGGCGCTTTTCGACCTGTCGAAAACGGAGCCGGGCTGGTTCAGCCAGTTGCTTACCGCGCAGGATACAGGCATTTTCACGCCAGAACAGTTGGCTTCTGAGTTGCGTGAGATGCAGGCAGAGCATGGCGACGAGTACGGCAAGGCGTTATGGTTGCAGGAGTATTTTTGCAGCTTCGACGCGGCGCAACCCGGAGCTATATGGGCTGATTGCATCGTCAAGGCCGAGGCGGAAGGTCGGATCGGAGAAGTCAAGCACGAACCGGGGTTCCCGGTATTCACCGGATGGGACTTGGGATTCGACGACGACACGGCGGTATGGTTCTATCAGGTCATTGGGGCAGAGATTAGGGTAATAGATTACTTTGATGACCGCCTCAAAGACATTGAATACTACGCCAACATGCTCAAATCCAAGTCGAAAGTGCATGGATACCAATATGGGACGCATTACCTGCCGCACGATGCACGCCCGAGGACGTTGGCGGCTGGCGGGAAGTCCATATTGCAGCAGTTGATAGACTGCGACGTTGGCCGGTTCGTCATTGCCCCACGATTGGACGTTGAGGAAGGCATTCAGGCGGCTCGGGCGACGTTTCCTAAGTGCTGGTTTGACAGGAAAGCGACCGAGAAGGGGCGTGATTACCTCGTCGGCTATCGCAGGACATGGGACGACGAGAAACGGGTGTTTTCCACGTCGCCATTGCACGATTTTTGCTCTCATGCGTGCTTGGTTGCGGGGACATACGTAAAAACCGAACAGGGAGATATCACGATTGAAAATGTTATTGCCGGAAATCGCGTTTGGACACCTACCGGATATTCAGAAGTCTTAAATGCTGGGGCAGTGAAAGTTTCTGATGTACTTATCGAAATCGAGGTATCCACTGGACAGAAAATAACCTGCACTCCAGAACATAAAATACTTACACAGCGAGGGTTTGAACGCGCTGATGCTTTAAGGTATAATGACAGTATCTTCACTGGAAAGGAACTGTCGTGCTACCTGATAAAATTACTTTCAATGGCTACAAATTCAGGCTTTCGGGCAATTATTACAGGAGAAACGCTTGGGGATCAAAAGGCCCGTCAAACCTTCATAGAGCGGTTTGGGAATACCATAACGGAGCAATCCCGGAAGGTTATGATGTTCATCACGAAGATGGGAACCCACTCAACAATGAAATTGGAAACTTGCAACTTATTGATAGAAGCGAACACCAGCGAATACATGCGTTTGAGCGAATCAAAGAAGGAAGCCTCAGACCACCATCAAGGGAAGCCCTCCAGTTGGCTGCACAGTGGCATTCTTCAGAAGCCGGTAAAAAATGGCATTCTGAACACGGTAAAAATTCATGGAAAGACCGTGTTCCAAAGAAATATAAATGCACAAACTGTGGATCAGAGTTTGAATCAACAGCACCTCGTGGTGCGAAATTATGCTCTCAAAGATGTAAAAGCGACGCAATTACAAAATCAAGGGGGGGGGTTCCTAGGTCGGAACGAAAGCCTTCTGAGTACGTTTGTCAAGAATGTGGTCAGCACTTTATGTCGACTAATCCTCGCGTCAAGTACTGCCACCAAAATTGTAACGCTCAAGCGACTAGAAGGAGACAAGGGAAGGAAGTTGGTATTCGACCTTACCGTCAAAAAACACGCTTGCTATCAGGCAAACGGACTACTTGTAAGTAATTCAGATGCATGGCGCTGCGTATCCACCACATGGAGACGCGCCAAGGCAGAAAGCCGCGAAATCGGCCCAATGGAGAAGATTATGGCCGGGAACGTCCATGCGCTCAATTTCGGCCAGATCAAGAACGAGCATTTGCGACGGATGAGGGCGGCAAGGGAGGAAATGTAAGCGCTCACTTGCTTTTCGTATAAAAATGGTCTATTTTGTAGTTGTTAGGTGCTTATCCAAGTGAATGCGCCTTAACCAAAGGAGTGAATTATGACGCCAAACATGACTTACGGATCACCAATGCCTGCTGCCAGCGTGAAGGTAGCTTATACCGGAACCGCAGGAACCACATCGGCAATCAGTGCAAATGCAGTCGCAGTACGGGTAATTTCAACTACTGATTGCTTCATCGAAATCGGAACAAACCCAACCGCAGTAGCAGATACCGGCTTGTATTTGGCGGCATATACGGCAGAGTATTTTTCCTGTCCGCCATCTGCCAAGGTATCGGCAATCCAGGTTGCCAGCGGCGGAACAATCTACGTTACACCGTTCTCCTGATAGGAGGATATGGTGTTAGTCAATACCGGGTTGAGACGGGCTATCGGGGCAGGAATCAATAAAGGGTTGAGCTTTTTTGCCCCGCTGAAGACATCGCTGTTTTTGGCCCGTGGCACAGGCTCACCCACCTACACCCGCGCCACCACCGCCTACGTCACCGACTTCGAGGGACTGCTGAAGCAAGTGCCGAGCGGTTGCGCCCGTTTCACCGGGGCGCGGATGGTGTGGAATCAGTTAAATGATTCTGAAGACAATACAATAAACAACGGGGCTCCAACAAGTAATTGCACAGTCACAAGCTCGACCGTTCGCCCTGATGCAGCATCAGCTTACAATTACTTGCGGTCATCTACGTATCCCTCAAAAGTGGGGGTTTGTAGAGGGTCGGTGAAATTATCTTCTTTAGATGGTAAGGCATCGATAGGATTACGAATTGTCGCAAATGGAACTGGAGTGACACAAATCACAGTTCCACTATCGACTACACCGACAAGATACAGCATATCTATAAATACTGCTTTAACGACGACTTCTATTGATATTGGTGTAGATAATAGGATCGCCCAAGGTGGAGATGGAACGACAACCGGAACAGTTATTGCTGAAGAATGGTTGCTTGAAGATGTTACCGGCCAATCAAACCAAAATCCTTCGGAATATGTCTCTGTTGGCGTTCTCTCCGCCCCCTACCACGGCGCAGGTGCGGATGGCTGCAAGTTCTTCGACACCGAGAACGGCAACACCGTCGCCTCTAACGTCGTCACCGAGGCCACGGGCGCAGCCATCGCAGATGCCACGCTAGATGGCTATCTGGCAGAGGGACAGCGGCAGAACCGCTGCCTTTATGCACAGGACTTCACGAATCCTGTATGGGTTTCGGGCGGCGGCGGCATTGCCGTCACGCCGAATACCGCAGTCGCCCCGGACGGCACCACCACCGCCGATACCCTCACCGCATCCGGGGCGAATGGAACATTGATCCAGGATTTGGGCGTGGTGGCTTCCGCCGCCAAGGCCGGTGGGCTGTACCTCAAGCGCAAGACGGGAACTGGAAACATCGATCTGACGCTAGATGGTGGCGCGACATGGACTACCGTCGCGGTGACTTCCTCTTGGTTGCTGCTGGAAAAGACTCAGACCTTGGCCAACGAGGATTTCGGCATTCGCATCGTTACGAGCGGCGACGCGGTGTATGCGTGGCAGGCGCAGGTGGAGACAGCCGCTTTCATTTCCAGCCCGATCCCGACGACCACGGCGGCAGTGACACGGAATGCCGATGTGCTAACTTATCCGAGTGCGGGGAATATCTCTGACGAAAGCGGAACTTGTTATGCAGAGTCAAAACTCAAAATCGTCAACTGCTACATAGTCAGTACGGCCACAAACATAGCAAACGGTTCCCCGATTGCTATTGGTTCAAATTATACAAACTTATTAGACAGTGTTGGTGCAAGATATTTTAACACTAACCCAACAGTCCCGGCGAGTGTAATCAGCAAATTTGTAACACGCTGGAATGCAGCTACACCAGAAAGTTGTGGGGCATTAGATGGTGTATTAGGAACGTCTCGCACATACTCTGGAACTATTGTACGCGCCCCAATCTTGATTGGGATAAATAACTCTTTTGGTAGCGGAGAGGCTTATACGGGAATCCGCAACGTCAAAATCTGGAAGACGGCCAAGATCGACGCACAGCTTCAAGCACTGACAACATAAGGAGACAGCATGAAACGAATCATCAGGCCCATCCCGAAAGTGAGCGTGGAACTCCCGCCAGCCGGAACAGCCGTCGTGGATCAGCACTATGACTACATCACCGAGGACGACAACGAGGACGAAACCGGGGCGGTGTATGTCTGCAAGAAGGTGAAGCCCACCGAACTGAACCCGGACGGGTTCGACGTGAAGGTTGACAAGGACGTGAAGTTCGCCAAGCACACCTTTGCCGGGTGGCCGATCCCGAAGGGCGGCAAGCCGTGAGATATATCAGCGCCGCCGTTATCAGCTTTGCCATCGGCATCATGCTATCTATGCTGACGGCAACGGCTTTTGCTTCGCCTGTCGTGGATGAAGAAGCAGCAATGGAGTGTGTGAGGGCATAATGGCGAAGCGTAAAGAAGAACGCAAGGCTGGCGAACCGGCAAGCGAGGTACGCTACTGGTTGGGAGAGATCGCCAGCGCCAAGAAGCGCGAGAAGGACTATCGCAAGGATGGCGACGAGATCATCGAAATCTACAGCGGGAAGAAGTGCGACACGATCCCCTTCAACATCCTTTTCAGCAACACCGAGACCCTGCTTCCTGCCCTGTTCTCCCAAGTCCCGCGCCCCGTAGTCCAACGCCGCTTCAAGGATGCCGATCCAGTCGGCGCTGCATCGGCCAAAGCTGGCCAGCGCATGCTCGAATACCTGTGTGACACAAACGTAGAAGGATACGAGACATTTGAGCAATCAGTCAGATACGCAACACTCGACGGGCTTCTGCCAGGACGCGGTATCACGTCTATTAAATACGACGCGGACATTATGGATACCGGAGAGGAAGGATCAGTTCCGGTAGTCAATTGGGAGCAAGTCTGCACGGAGACACGCGGATGGGACAGGGTGTATTTCGGCTACGCGAAGAAGTGGTCGAAAGTGCCGTGGCTTGCCTACGAGGAATTCATCGACAAGGAAGAAGCAGAGCGCCTGTTCGGTGCTGACATTGCCGGGAAGATCGTCTACACGCTCGGAGAGGATGACGATGACCCGGAAGAAAAAGGAACCGGAACTGGCGGTAGAGATGACGCAGACAACGAGCAGGGAGGCCGCAAAACCGCGCTTGTCTACCAGATTTGGGACAAGTCAGGCGGAAAGGTGGTGCGTTATATCTCACCGGCTTACCACGACGGTTATCTCAAGGTCGAGGACGATCCACTAGGCATCACTGGATTCTACAACTGTCCGCGACCGCTGCAATTCATCGAGAAGTCAAACGACCTGCTTCCTACGGCGATGTACAAGCTGTACGAGAACCAGGCCAAGGAACTGAACAACCTCACGCGGCGCTTGCAAAAAGTCGTAAGCGCGTTGAAGGTGCGCGGAGCGTATGACGGCTCCCTCGGAAATGAGATCGAATCCATACTCAAGGAAGACGACAACGCGCTGATTCCGACCGACAAAGCATCGTCGCTGATCGGAGAAGGTGGATTGGACAAGGCAATC